GGGACAAAACAGGGAAACTTTAAATCTGTTCAAATATACCATCTATATCGAAGACCTCAAGACTCATAAGCATTATTCGCATCTCGCAAACCGCTTTTATGAAGCCCTGTCTTGTAACGTACTGATGTTTTTCGACGTGAGCGCAAAGAAAACCACAGAATTAGCAGGGTTAGACGTTGAAGACTTTTATTTTGTAAGCGGTGCGAACGAGTTAAGGGAGAAAATGAAGATAGCGGACAAGAATTACAATGAGAGGATAGAGGCTCAGTCACGCTGGGTTGATTCGGCATTAAGTGAGCGAAAAGAATTAATGAGAAGTCTTAAAGATATATTTTATGTCTGACCCGATTGAAAACGGTAATAATCGGAATGGTAAGGGGCAGTTCGTGGAAGGGAACAAAGCCTCAGTTGGTAAAGGGCGACCTAAAGGCTCGATGTCAATACCAGATATGTTAAGACGAATCGGTGAGGAGTCAGTACCAGTTGAGTTGCAGTTAAAAGTAAAGCGGTTGTTCGATGAGGTTGAAACCGACAAAATGACGTTAATGGAGGCGGTAATGCGTACGACTATGATGTATGCTATACAAGGTAAGCCGTGGGCGGTACAGTTTATTGCTGATAGGACAGAGGGTAAACCGCAACAAACAATTAACGTTGAATCTCATAAACCAATCCAACTAATAAAAACTGGAATCGAAAGTTTTGATAATGCGTAATGGAGTTAAGACAGACACCCATAATGGACGAAATCTTTTCTCAAGGGGAGAGATTTAAATGCGTCGTAGCAGGGCGCAGATTCGGGAAGACCTACCTCGCACTAACTTGGTTGTTAGGTGGCATATTAAAACCGAACCAGAGGCGTTGGGTAGTGATGCCTACATATCGGCAGGGCAAATTGGTTGCTCTACCAGTTTTGAAACAACTACTACGGAACTACTCAGGTACAGTACAGATAAACGAATCAGATTTGACGTGCAAGATAGCAGGGGCGGAAATTGCAATTAAAGGTGCGGAAGACCCATCAAAATTGAGAGGCTCACATTTAGACAGAGTGGTAATGGACGAGTATGCGTATATGAAAAACGGCGTGTGGGAGGAGGTCATTTATCCTATGATGACAACGAACCCAGATTCCAAAGCACTGTTTATCGGCACACCCGATGGATTCTCAAATGGTTTCTATGATATGTATTTGAAGGGACAGGATGTAAATGAACCAGATTGGAAGTCTTGGCAGTACACAACTCTTGAGGGTGGTTGGGTTCCTGAAAGTGAAGTTAAACGAGCGAGAAAGACCTTAGATGAACGGGCATTTAAGCAGGAGTTCTTGGCGAGTTTCGAGGCGAGTCAAAATCGATGTGCATACAATTTCGATAGGAAAGAAAACATCAAAAACTATAAAGATACGAGCAATACTGTTTGGGCGGGAATGGACTATAATGTTTCAAAGATGTCGTGTGTAATAGCGTATGAGTACACGGACGGTACTATTCACTATTTCGATGAGATATGTTTACGCAATTCAAACACGGAAGAAATGGCACGAACGCTGAAAAAGAAACACCCAGATTTAAAGTTTATTTATCCAGACCCAGCGGGGTCGGCTCGTTCAACCCAGAGCAGTAGGAGTGACCATCAAATATTAAGGGATTATGGCTTTCTTGTAAGAGCAAGGCAAAGACACCCAAGCCATCGCGACAGACTAAACGCTCTTAACAGAAAACTAAAGAACGCTGATGGGGAAAAGACAATGTTTGTTTCTCCTAACTGCGTTGAATTAATAAAAGATTTAGAACAATGCACACGGGACATAAAGACGGGCGGGATTTCCAAAACCGACATCGAGCGTACGCATTTTTTGGATGCCTGTAGTTATCCAATCGAATACAAGTTTTCCGTAACTCAAAATCGCGCTTATTCAGTAAAATGGTGATTAAATGATTATACAAGACCTATCTACCGCCTCGGTACTTGGGGCAATTAAGCGTCAGTTGAACGAGATTGAATCGAAACGAACGCACGAACGTTATACAATGATGAACTATTATGAGGGATTATGTAGTGAAATGGAGGCAGATATACGAAAGTATTTCGACTCTGAATCATTAAGACAGACTCCAATTATGGTCGAGTCGCTGACTCAGAAGTTGGTCAACGCACGGGCTATCGTATATAAGACCACGCCAGAAAGGGTCGTCGATGAGAGATATAACGATTATCTGGACGACCTCGACTCTGCTATGTTACGTTTTGAAAGAATGTGTTATCTGCTTGGCACGGTTGCTATGAAGTCGCGCTGGAATGAAGACACTCAAAAGATAGATTATGTGCCTCTTGTAGAATTTTATCCAATATTTGAACAGCACAAAGAAAATCCAGCGGGTTGTTTCTACCCTCTATACAATCATTCATCTAAGTTAGAACGACGCGACCAAGTGTTTGCTTATTGGTCTGACACAGACCATTATTTAGTCAACGGTAAGGGTCAAATAATTGATAACCCAGATAATCCAGACGGAATTAATCCGTACGGTATAAAGCCGATTGTATATGCACACAGACAGGTGTTGACAAGCGATTGGTTTAGAGAGGGTGCGTCAGACATTGTTGCTATGAACAGGAGCATCAACATAATGCTAACTGAAATGAGTCTGTCGATGCGTCTTCAAATGTTAGGTCAACCAGTGCTTACGTCGATTGACGAGGCATCAAAAATCAAACTCGGCGTGGATAAACCGTTAGTTTTGCCTGAGAATAGTGACTTCCGTTTTGAAAGTCCCGGCGGAAATCTAATACAATACATTGAGGCGATGAGATTCTTGGTAGACAGTGTAGCATATAATCACAATCTGAGAACCAAGTGGTCGGTCGGTAAGGAATCAATGATGAGTGGTGAGGCTCTTAAAATGAGCGAGATTGATTTAACCGAATCTGTAATGCTGGATGCACAAATGGTATGGCGACCAGTAGAGAATGACAGATACGAAATTGACAGAGCGATTATCGAATATGAATCAGGAGTAAAATTAGAGGAAGAATACTCGATTGACTACTCAGAGCCAAGATTCCCTGAGTCGGCATCAGAGGAAAGGGCGCAGTGGGATTGGGAATGGGCGAATCAGTTGTCATCTAAAAAGGATTGGTATAGAAAGTACAATCCAGATGCGACAGAAGACCAGATAGCAGAAATAATTGAAACAGCGGAAACAGAGGGTTCACCAACCACTCCAGACGCTCAACCATCATTTACATTGAAAAACGACCTATTATGAAAATCGACGAATCCTCGCGTTTTATTAGGGACTTCTATACTGGACGAGGTAAGATAGCAGAAAACGTTATGGATAGCGCAAATAACGTCTTAAACGCTATTGATTTAGATAGTATGCTAACCAATCCAGCAGAATATTTGAAATTGCTGGGAAACAAGTGGTTAAATACACAACAAGGTAATTTTCAGAAAGCATTTAAGGTGGGTAGAAAACACGGGAAAGAAATAATAAAGGAAGTCAATGGCTCGTAGAGGTATAAGCGTTGATGCGAAACGATTACAACGTAAGTTGAAATACATAATGAAAAAAGGCTTGAAAGTTGACCTTGCAAAGCAGATTAACGAAAGCGCACATATCGTGATTAAGGATATTAAAGAGGGTGTCATTCAAGGGCAGGATATTAACGAACAAGCGTTTGAGCCTTTGCATCCGAAAACAATTACAATGAAGAAACGACGCGGTATGCCATTTCCATCGATGCCATTGGTGGGTACAAGTGCTATGACGGGAGCGTTGGGGGGTACAGGAAAGGGTGCTTACTTAAAAAAGAGAGCAACGCAGACAAGACCAGTGGCACAAATATCTGCCCCATTAACGAAAGCGCCGTATTCGATTTATCACCAAACTGGAGCGACCATACCAGTTACGCCTAAATCAAGAGCGTATTTGAGAAGTCAAGGGTTTCCATTGAAAGCAAGTACAACACAACTAAAGATACCTCAGAGAAAATGGTTTGGTGTGTCTGCGACCGCGGAAAGACAAATACTAAAGAATCTAAAGGCTTTTATTACAAGGATGACTCGACGTGCCTGATATTGAATTTCTAAGCGTGGACGATTCTCTCGCGAGTACGAGTATGATAATTGAATTACAATTAAGCGGAGCAGTACAGAGGACGGTTGTAGATATTGAAACTCTTATTGCTCAAATGCGTGTTGCTGGGGCAACCGATAATGTGATTCGAGAAGTATTAATGAATGATTTAGAAAGTGGAGGAAGAATTTTTGGTGGTTTGAGAAGTCAGTTTAGGGCAACGGGTGATTTTGGTGTATTGCAAATGTCGAACATTGGCAGTGCATACGAAATGACCTCAGAGGGCTTAACAGAATTTCAATGGCAAACCGCTGGTAATAGAATTTGCGACGACTGTAAAGGTCGTAGCGGAGATTCAAGAAGTTGGCAAGAATGGGAAATGGTTGGTCTGCCCGGCACGGGTTGGTCTGTATGCGGTTCGCACTGTAAGTGTACGCTCGTTCCAATCGGAGCAGGGATTAATCCAATCAAGGTTGCCAATCTTGTCTGATTTAACAACAACTCACTAAAGAGGTAACAAATGTCAGAAAGTCAACAAGACGTAAAACAAGAAACGCCATCTATGGAAGATGTAAAAGAACAACCATCAAGCGAAGATGTAAACGACGCAGTTCCTTACTCACGTTTTAAGGAAGTAAACAGCAATTACAAGACGCTAAAAGGCGACTATGAAAAATTGTCAGCAAAAGTCAATGATATGGAAGAATCCAAAATGATTTCTGAAGGCAAGAAAGACGATGTTATTGCTAATCTAAAAGGGACAAATGCCGAACTATCAAAAAAGGTCGGCTCATTGGAACAATATGTCAACGATGAACGAACACGTTTACTTGATGCGTTCCCAGAGGAAAAGCGAGATTTATATTCTGGTGTGGATATTGTCGTGCTACGAGATATGGCATCGGAAAGAACAGAATTATTAAACAAAAATCAAAAGGTAGGAGTGAATACTTCTCGCGGTGGCTCGTCAATGAGCGCACCAAAAGACTTTCACGAGTTGAGCGCAGAGGAGAAAAGTGACCCAGCGACTTGGCAAAACTATCTG